TTAAATATATAAAAATTAAACTTGATAAAAACAAATATTTATCCAGTATAATATGAATAATATTGATACAAATATTGATAATTATAGTTTAGAGGATATGGTTAACTTATTTAAAATCTCTACAAACTTGACCGACGATAATATTATAGATATGACCATTAAAATGAAAAAAATTAGAGAACTATCCGACCCTGACCACCAAGATATTGTAATACTTTTTAAAAAAATAGCAATGATATTATCGTCTATTCATAAATATCGCGATTATATGAAGATTAATGATACGCATTATTTACCTAGCAAAGAAGACGATAATTATATCATTAGTTTAATTAAAAACTATCACAATTTTGAAAATATTGATAATGCCAGTACGTTACTAACTAAAATTTTAGACAAAATAGAAAAAGAGGATGATTTGAATGATGATATAATCGATATCAAAAGTCTAACACCAGCACAACCATTGGTAAGGGATAAATCCAATACCAGTATAATAAATACCTTTGAAAATAAAGTAGTTTCTGGAACTATTAATTCTATTAAACGCGTCACCAATTTAGTAAATGTACACATTGATAGTTGTTTTAGAGAAAAATATTATAATAGTAATCCGTGTATTATGTCTACGTGTTGCCAAAACAATTTAAAAATGTGATTTCGATGAAACTTGCCTCGATTGAAATACCCAATTCCTGGTATCTCTTTTCTCATTTAAAAAAAAATAATATGTTTACCATAGAAATTACCATCTGTAAGGTATGTAGCATCTATAATATTATTATACCGGATGGTAACTATGACACCGATACAATCGTCGCCTACTTGAATACCAAGTATTTTAATCAGTCCAATTCAGATTTACCTTTAAAACATTTAATGATTTCCATTAATCCGAATAATAATAAAACCCAATTTGAAATAGTAGAATCCGCTCCTGATGACCTGGTTTTTTCCCTTCATTTTACAACCGATACTACATCAAATATTATGGAAACCTTTGGATGGATATTAGGATTTAGACTTGCCCGTTATTTAAAAATAGAAGGTATGATTAGTTCAGAAGGACTATTTGATGCGGGCGGTGATCGTTATATCTATTTATGTGTAAATGATTATCAGTATAATTATAATGAAACAAATATTATTTGTTTCGATAAATCGAGTATAGACCAATACACTTTGGCAAAAATAGCATTAGTCAATGGAAAATTCTCATTGATCATTGCAGAAAATGATTCTAATCCATTGGTTAAAATACGACAATACAATGGTCCTGTAAATATAACTAAAATGGAAATTAAACTACTCGATAAATATGGTAATATTATTGATCTGAATTTTATGGATTTTAGTTTTTCAATTGAACTAGAACTCTTGTATGAGAGAAATAATATTATATGATAGTATATAGTATATATATTATATAATATTATATTATATATATAATATGGGTAGATACCGCACGTTTGCCAATGATGATCAAAAAGATTTTAACCAGTATTATAATAAACTAAAAGGTGACACGACATATAAATACGCTAGGCAACATTCGTCTGACTATAACAATTATATAAATCCTAATTTTTTAATGAATAATTGTCCATCAACGAATGTGTTGGATACGGATACAACGCGTAAAAGTATTGTCAACTATAAAAATTATGAAACATTCATTAATTTATCCAAAACAGCGAGTTATTTAAACCCCGCATGTAATGTGTGTGCCGATGTCCCGACACAGTTAAATGATGGTTTACAAAGCGAAATATGTTATGATAAATTATACAGAACTTATAGTGTACATCCTTGCGATGGTGAAAAGAAAATTGCTATAGTAGATATTTGTAAAGAAAAAAGTGGTATTGCTTATCCCTATGGTGTGTTTAACAATAATAAGAAAAATCCGCCTATTAAAATACATTCTGTTAAAGATTTACATCCGTGTCAAGAACATCTACGCTGTAAATCTTATAAATTTTGTAAATGTCCTCCATGGTTGGATTGTAAATTTTGTAACTATAAAGTAGTCACACCGCTTGATGAAAAAACGAATATTACATATACCGAAGAAAATTATGATAAAAAAGATAAGGATGAATCGGATAATGAATTACAAAATGATGAAGAATCAGATTATGAATATTCAGGTAATGATGAATCAGATTCAGATGAAGATGAAGAAGAAGATGATTTAAGTTCAATACCTTTATATATGCGTGAACACATGGTTCATTTAAAACAATTAAAAGATGAAGCAAAAATAGAATCTATAAAACGTAGTGAAGATGCAGTCAATGTGTTTAGTAAAACTAATCCATAATTGTAGCGCTAACTATTTAACAATCTAACTTAAATATTATTTGATACTAATTAATACTACAATAATGTTTTATATGCGTCTGGTAATGTTATTGTTAACCTCTTTCACTCATAAAAATAATATAACAGGTGTTGGATCATTTCCTATTTATAATTATATTCCAGATAATAGTGATATTTATAATATTCCAGTGGTTGTTTTACACGGTGTTGCGAGTTCATCAGGAAAAATGGATGAATTTAGCAACTGGGTTGCCATAACATTTAATAGAACAGTATTTAATATAGAAATTGGAAATGGTGAACGAACAAGCATATACACTCCTATGCCTGAACAACTATCCCAATTATGTAATACACTATATAGTATTGATGAATTGCAATACGGGTTTGACTTTATCGGCATGTCGCAAGGTGGGTTGCTGGCACGAGGATATGTAGAATATTGTAACAAATTTCCTGTTTTGAATTTAATTACACTCGTGACGCCCCATGGCGGCGTTAAAAACGATGTGGCATTGGACATGTATAGTGACTTTATGCAAGAACATTTATCGGTTGCTGGGTATTGGCGTGACCCAACGCAACTGAAGATTTACTTGGATAAATGTGTTTATTTACCTCAACTAAATAATGAACATATTTCTTCTTCGTCATTTGTTCAAAAGGAAAATATTAAATCGTTGATTAATTTTGTTATGGTTTGGTCATCGGAAGACACGACAGTTACTCCATCCGAAAGCGCCAAGTTTAGTTTTTACGACGAAGATTATAATATTATTGATATTCGCGATACGGAACTCTACCAGTTGGATTTGCTGGGACTGAAATATTTAGATGAACATGATGGTTTTCATATTTATGAAACAAATTGTAGTCATGTTGAACACCGAGATCCGGTGTGTTATGGGCAACTTTATGAAATTTTGAAATTTTACATATAAACACAACCTTTAAAAAGGTTGCGCCAAATTAACCTTCGACGTGGAACAAGAAAAAGGTTGCGCCAAACTAACCTCCAACTAGTGGTAAAATAATAGGTAATAAGTGATAAACTTATTACATATTAAAATCGTGATGAAACTTTGCGTTGTTTTGGTACAACCTTTTCCAAAGGTTGTTTTGGTACAACCTTTTCCAAAGGTTGTTTTGGTACAACCTTTTCCAAAGGTTGTTTTGGTACAACCTTTTCCAAAGGTTGTTTTGGCGCAACCTTTTCCAAAGGTTGTAATATAATATATACCTATTTTAAGAACAAAAGACAACATATGGTTGTGATAACCTCAATGAACAACGATGAACTATTAGATAAAATAGAAGAATATCTACCCGTTCGCACCAATGAAAAAGAAAAATTCGGCGAGGTATTTACTCCCCCGGTATTAATAAATGAATTACTCGACCAGTTGCCGTCGCATGTTTGGTCGAATCCGAATTTAAAATGGTTAGACCCTGCCAGCGGTATCGGTAATTTTTTTATGATTGTTTATTCAAGACTAATGCGGGGATTAAATAAAAAAATCCCCAATAAAAATAAACGCAGTCAACACATTTTAAAAAATATGCTCTACATGACTGAAATAAATACCAAAAATATTAAAATTTCGCGTTCTATTTTTGGCGAATCGAATATAAATATAATAAGCGCGGATTTCTTAACGCACGAGTTTCCGCATAAATTCGATATTATTATTGGCAACTTGCCCTTTAACGAAGCAGCATCTGATGTGAATAAAAAAAATATTGCTTTGTGGCCCAGATTTGTCTTTAAATCGTTGGATAGTTTAAAGGAGGATGGGTATTTGGCATTTATTCATCCACCCAACTGGAGAAGTCCAGATAATAAAATTAAATTATGGGATGTATTAACCCATAAACACCTTATTTATCTACATATTTATGGAGCAGCAGCAACCAAAGAACTCTTTCATGTAAACACCAAAGTAGATTTATATGTAGTACAAAATAGTCCGTCCAATAAAAATAACACGACAATCGTTATAGATGAATTAGGAGTAAAACACAATATTAAATTACAAGAGTTGGATTTTTTGCCCAATTACAAAATTAAAGAAATAACTAAATTGTTATGCAATTCAAATGACAAACCTTTAACCATTATATACGGATCAACATACTCTACTGCTCACACCAAAGAAACCAAGAACAATAATTTTAAATATCCAGTGATAAGTTCAATTACCAATGGCGATACACTTCATTTAAGATATACCGATTCCAAGAAAAAAGGTCATTTTAATATACCCAAGGTTATTATTAATGGTGGACGTTATCCCTATCCTTTTAACGATTATACTGGTAAATATGCGATGACTCAGAATTTATTTGCTATACCGATCACCTCCAAAACCCAAGGCGATGCCATTGTAAAAGCAATCAACACGGAAGAGTTTAATACTATTTTACAGGCAACGAAATGGTCTACATTTGCGATTGATTATAAACTATTTACTCATTTTAAATCCGATTTTTACAAACCCTTTTTAAAAATGCGTAACAAAACGCATAATCTAACACGTAAACTTAAAAAACTTAAACAAAAATAATTCAAATACTTATATTCATATCAATCAAATGTTACGCATATAATTTACAAAATTTGTTAATGATAGTGAACGACGGGGTTGATTTTCCAGTACTTCTGTTGTGCGTTCAACATTAATAAAATCGGGTAAATTTTGTTCATTGGGCGGAGTAGTTACCTCGTGTGTTTGTGTTTGAACATCGCGCAAAATAATTGTATCTTTATTTTCTTGGTGCGGCGTCCGTGTATTTTTACGATAATATACGTAATAAATTAATAATCCTGTAGTTGATGTTATTATAATAATCGAACCGATACTTTTTATCATTTAGTAAATATATACTTAAATATAATACATAAAATTATATTTAAGTCTATATTGTTGTTATTTGTGTTTCAATAATAAACATCCGTTTATATTTTTTCTTGCCATCGCTGGTATACCCGTCGCATATACGTTTGGGTATTAGTTTATAATTAAATGCGCATAGGAGTTGCCGGATTAAATTCAATAATGGCCAGCGTTGCTGACTATCCGCAGTCGACTGGAGTGCGGTCATGTTGGACGATGAAAAAAATTGTTTGAGTTTAGGTATATGTATTTTAATTTTTTCATATTTTATATCATCAATCAGTTGTTCTCGTGGGATTAACAACCCATGTAAAGATTGATTGTTGCACAGATTTATAATGTCTTCTATTTCTAATAATTTAATAATACTGGTAAATTGTTCTTTATTCATTTATATTTAATATTATATTTAATTAATATTTTTGTAAAATACCTATAGATCATATACCAAACTCTGGTATTTTATATACCCCGGCATCGGTTAAAGACCATTTAGCAATCACCGATGGATTTTGTTTATTGGAAATAATGTCTTCGTGTTTATAAACATTATTCGCGTTATCGATATAATAATTAATGCCTTTAATCTCTTGAACCCAAATTTCTATTTTTGTTTTATGGGTTTCTTTCTCGTCTGAAGCGGTTTTACTATTTATTTCTCCATGCGGGGTTCCCTTAATATGTGTTCCGCAATAATCTCCGCCATTCATTTTTTTACTGCGTGTGCATTGTTCGCCGTTTGCTCGTTTTGCCGTACATAAATTATTACTTGCAACTATGTTCTTGATTCTTTTCCTTTTTTGAAAATCCTCTTTATCCAATACTAAACTGGGATTATCATATACAAATTGTAAAAACTCACTTTTCAAATCGATCGCATCAGCATCGGCGCCTGTTGATTTTATTGAAACATTATGTGTTTCAAACCATTGCTTAATTTTATTTTTAAAATCAATCTGAAATTGTTCAATCTTCTTATTAATAGGTTTCTCCATTGTTCTTTTGTAGTTGTATTTGTTTCTATTACCTGGTTTATATTTATTTCAATTTTATCATTATACATTTGTGGTTGTTGTCGCAAATAATGTACCAGATGTTTTGGGTAGTATTAAATATAAAATGGCTAAAGCAATAAACCATAAAAAATAATTACCATAAACATCAAAACCAATACCGAAAAATGAAAATAATGTAGTTATTGCCACAGATAATAAAACAACCGATACTAATAGTGTTAATGTTCTAGTTAATCCTGACATTGTTATATATATTAAATCATATTAAAAATTATTATATAATTTAACTAGTCGGCAAAGTTTATCACATTACAATGTATTTCACACTATTGGATGAAAATGTATCTCTCTCTATGAATATTTTAATTATAATTGCAAATATTATTAATTTAATTTATAATATTCCACAAATGATACAAACCTATAAAACAAAATCGACTCGCGATTTCAGTACATTGTTTCTAGCATTGCGTATAGTAGGTAATGTTATTTGGGTGGCGTATTCCATTGAAATTAATAGTTTTCTCATGTTAATCAATAATTTAGTGACTGTTGTCGCCTCGGTTTTTATTGGTTATTATAAAGCATGTGAAATATATTTGGATTATTATTACCCACATGTGCCTGTGCCTGTACCTATGCCTGCGCCTGTACCTATGCCTGTACCTATGCCTGCGCCTGCGCATGTAGTAGAAAGTATTGTATAAATTATTTATTATACTATACACGATAATGTGCCAATGGTATTTGTTGGTCACGTGTTTTAACCACCATTAATTGTCCTTTATTCGCAAGGAGTGAATCATAGTCTTCAACCCAATTATTATTATTATTATTATTATTATTATTATTATTATTATTATTATTATTATTATTATTATCTTCAAATACTTTTATTTTGCCTGTAAAAAGCGCAAAGCGAACCAACCCATCTTTTGCTTTTTCTTTTGCTTTTGCTTCTGTATCAAAATAATAAAATGGACCAAACGTTGCATTCAAGTCATCGTTTCTGGTTCTACCTAGTGAGAATGCCAAAGAGGTGTAATTATAATCGTCATTATAATACCCTACACTTGGACATTCGTATTGATGACCTGACTTATTATTAATAAATAACAATTCAATATTATTTAGAAAAAAACGTGTTACATTATAATCAATCGCAAAGTTTAATAATTTTTTATAATTAACTATTTCGGTAGACAATGCCCAATACCAATTGTTTTTTAAATGTTTATGGTCATCCTTATATTCCAAAATAATATATATATTACTGCCATCATTATCTATAAAACCTTTATAAGTTAATTTTACATGTTCTTTATTACTAAAAAAAATATTCATTTTTTTTAACGCGTCTTCTACGAGTGTTTCACTGACCGCAATAGTTGGCAAACCTAATACATTGGTCTCCTCATTTTTATACATTAAAAACATGACAAATGGTTTTATATGGTCTGTTATCAACTGATAGGTACATATGTATATAGTTTTGGTGTTTAGGTATAATTTTGTTAATTTGTTGGCATTCGAACTGGATAGTAGATAATCCCCGCGATATACATATGTATCAGGATGAATATTTTTTTTATCATCTTCGATATAAAAATTTTGAATGCTATCCAAGTCATTTTTGCCAAAATTAAAAGAGTCAGACATGGGTTCAGAATTAAACGAGTCAGACATGGGTTCAAAATTAAAAGAGTCAGTTATGGGTTCCAACTTAAAGGAGGGGTTTAAGGGGAACCTTGGTTCCCCTTTGGTAAAATCATGAATATGTGCCTCATCCATTTCATCTTCATTGTCTTGTTTTTTAAGAGTAAGATTAAATTTAGATTTTATTAATTCTTTGTTTTTGTTATTCATTATACTATTCATTATACTATACTATATATTTTTTAGTGGTTTATGCCGTATACTTTCTTTTGTGTTGATTGTTCTATTTTCCAATATAAATTTTACTACATCATCTGTTGGTATGTTTGGATTACTTTCAAAATATTTTTCTAAACATTCCAGCAGATATTTTTTATTTATGGTATTCTTAATATTGCTTTTCGTATAAATAATTTTTCCTTCACTACTATCAAAACAATCAATCTCTTTTGATTTCATTATTTCTACTAAAGCATTGGATAACTCATTCTTTTTAGATTTTCTCTCTTTTAATTCTTTTTGCAATACTTGAATTTCCTTTTCCAAATGCAACCATTGTTTTATCGTGTGGGTTATTTTCTCTTTTGTAGACATTATTATTATTATTATTTATGTCTAATAAATAATAATAGTATTATATTTTTATTTATTTTACGATATATAATTTAATTTTGAATGGTTTATTATACGCCTCACCAATATTTTCTTGGTGCCAGTTAAATTTAATCCTTTATCTTTCAATATTTTTTTAAGACCAACAATATGCGATGCTTTAAACAATGTCTCCATTTCATTTGTCCATATTGAAACATCATCTTCTGCTTTTTGTTGTTGAATTTGATTTTGATTTTTAATGACATTCCAATGTAGATAACAATAACATTCATTCCCTTTTATATAAGCATTATTACTACAGAGTTGCCCTTTATTTTTTCCCGTTTTATATGCCCAACTGCAATCCATATGCTTCATACAATCTTTTTCGGGCCAATTGACTCCATTTTTCCTCTCTACTCCTTCATAATTTATATACGGCAATACTTTATCAAATTTCTTACGACAATAAGGGCATCTTATTTCATTATTATTTAATTTATCCGAGTCATAATTATTATTTATAAATTTAGTAGACACTTCGTTATATAGCGGCATATAATTAAACTTGTGGTTACACGGCAATGTAATGTAATTTTCGGATAATGGTTGCTGGGTTAACATACACATCGTATCTTCGTTTATGGTATCTATATCTAGTTTGGTTAATTCGCTGTAAAAATCAATATTACCTTCAGTACAATATGTCATTATGTTTAGTTAATACTATAAATTATATCTTTATATATTATATTATTACAATGAAAAAAAAAGTATGGGGAAACGCAACATGGTATATATTTCATACTCTTGCTGAAAAACTAAAACCGGAATTTAAAAGTGAATTGCCTATTTTATTTTCTTATATTAGCGGTATATGTAATAATTTGCCTTGCCCTGATTGTCAGAAACATGCTACACTAGCAATGCAGCGAGCAAACGTACCCCATATTACAGCGTCTCAAGAAAATCTGATAAATTATTTATGGGTATTTCATAATAGTGTTAATAAACGCATCGGTGGTAAGATATTTACCTTGGAAGAATTATCTATTTATAAACGAGCAAATACCATAAATGTTATTAATAATTTTATTAGGGTTATGAATGAAAATTTACGTTCAGATAAAGCAATGCTCAATACATTTTATCGGAAACAATTTATTGCCACATTTATTCAGTACATTAATGCAAATACTCATAAATATAATAATTAAGGCAAAGTGTTTATGATTATACGATATTACTGCTTATCAAACTGCCTCCTTTATAAACATTACACTTAAAGGTCTGCTTAGATGGTTTTGAACACATTACTTTATTACTCTGTAATTCATCAAAATAGAGCAGTGAATCATACCCCGACTGATGAAAAAGAGTATACCAGGTTGCGCCCAAAACTAACCCGACCAATGACCCTAAAATACTACCACTCGATGTGGTACATTTGTTTTGAATTTTTGTTATAGAATCTAGCACCAACAGACATAATAAGGATGCCAGCACCACATAATTAATTTGATTATTATAATACATGGGTAATACTAAATAAGCAATTGTAAAAGCAATGAATAAACTGGTCGGTGCTGGACTATTAAATTCGGATATTATCGGTAACTTTATTAAATCACACGATAAGGACGCATCTTTATCAACGCCACTACCTATCTGGTTCATTAGAAAAATGTTAATACACGATGCGATCAGCACCCCTGCTAAATAGACGATGCCTTTTAAATTTTGATTAAAGAGTGACGACATGACCAAAAAGAATCCCAATAATAGCGGCGAAATCAAAGCAAAGAGTTGTAATATGTTGTATAAAGTTAATTGAATTGCCATTCTGTATGATATATATTATTATATATATTATATTATATAGTATAATATATATAATAACAATAACAAGCATATAGTAGACTAATATAAAGGTTTGACTATAGTATTATATAATCTATAATGGGTATTCCCAGTTATTTTTCACACATTGTTAAAAAACATCGTCATATTATTAAACCTTTTCGCATTGAAAATGCGAAAAGTAACGTTGCATTTTCACTCATTAACGCCCACGATGTGAGCGTTTTAAATGAGAAAAGGTGTAAAAAATTTATTACTCCAGATAAAAATAATATAAATAATATAAATAATAATAATAAATTTATAATTAATAATCTATATCTCGACTCGAATTCTATTATTTATGATGCGGTACATGAGTTACCGAAAGATATCGCTTATGCGCAGATTGAAGATAAACTTATCCAATCGGTTTGTGATAAATTGGTTTATTATATCACTACTCTTAAACCCAACCATAGTGTGTTTATTGCGTTTGATGGTGTCGCTCCGATTGCCAAGTTAGACCAGCAACGGCGGCGGCGTTATATGACCTGGTTTCAAAGTCAAATGGCAAATGGCAGCAATGATATATGGAACACCTCAAACATTACCCCAGGCACTAGTTTTATGAACATTTTAGGTCAACGAATTCATCTGCGTTTCGCCAATCCATCCGAATTTGGATTGACCAAAATTATGGTTTCTGGGGCAGATGAAGCAGGGGAAGGCGAACATAAAATATTTGAATATATACGAGAAAATCCCGACTATCATAAAAATTCTGTATCGGTTATTTATGGACTTGATGCGGATCTCATTATGCTCACACTGAATCATCTACATGTTTCGGATAAAATGTATTTATTTCGCGAAACCCCGCATTTTATTAAAAGTTTGGATAATACATTGGATCCCAACTCACTTTATCTACTAGATATTCCCATGTTTGGAACATTTATTATGAATGACCTGCAAGGCACAAGTGCGGGCACGGGCACAAGCACAAGTGCGGGCACGGGCACAAGCGCAGTAGGAAACAACATATTATTTGATTATATTTTCATCTGTTTTTTCCTCGGCAATGATTTTCTGCCACATTTTCCCGCACTCAATATTCGTACCAAAGGCATTGACCATTTAATTTTTGCCTATAAAAATTGTTTAGGCAAGCAAAAGTTATATCTAACAGATGGTAATAAAATTATATGGAAAAATTTAAGAAAATATATCGAGTACTTGGCAGTGAATGAACACGACTATTTACTCGAGGAATATAATTTGCGAGAGAAAATGGCGAAGAATAATAGTAATAAAAGACCTTTATGCACAGGAGTAGCAAGCAAAGCAGCAAGCAAAGCAGCAACAGACGTAACCGATGAATTAGTCTCGTTGCCCATGAAAGAACGTTCCGTCGAAGTGTATATCGACCCGTTTGAAGCCGGATGGCGCGAACGCTATTACAGCAGTTTATTTGATATTAAAATAAATGACGCACGTTGCAAAGAAATTTGTATTAATTATTTAGAGGGACTAGAATGGACGATGAATTATTACACCAGTGGATGTGTCGATTGGCGGTGGACTTATAAATATCATTATCCGCCTCTCCTCGTCGATTTAATTAAATATGTCCCCTATTTCGACACTTATTTGTTGCAAGTGAAAAGTAAAAATCCGGTTTTACCCATCGTACAATTATGTTATGTCTTGCCCAAGAGTAGTCATTATTTATTGCCGCAAAAAGTAAATGTATTAATTAGCAAAGAACACGCTGACTGGTATTCGACCAATTGTCGTTTTCAGTGGGCATTTTGTAAATATTTTTGGGAATCGCACATGGATATGCCTGATATTGATATTGAAGAATTGGAGCAGATTCTAGTGAAAGTATAGAATTATAATATAAAATAATATAAATAATAAAATAATATAAAAAATATAATAATATAAATAATAAAATAATATAAATAATAAAATAATATAAAAAATATAATAATATAAAAAATATAATAATATAAAAAATATAATAATATAAAAAATATAATAATATAAATAGAATTATAGAATTATATAAATATGTCTGGTTTACAACAACAACCCATCAACATTATTACTGAATTATCAGTAAAAGATTTGACCGACTTACAGAAAACAATGGGTAGTAAAATATTAATTATTAAATTTTCGGCACAATGGTGTAAACCTTGTAAAACTATTAAACCGACCTGGGACTATTGGATTCAAAATAATAAACAAACCAATATTATTTATTGCGAATTGGATATTGATGAAACGATGGACTTGTATATCGCTCTTAAGAAATTTAAAATGGTGAATGGAATTCCTGCCTTGTTAATGTATCAAGGCAACTTGCGACGTGACCATTGGTTTGTCCCGGATGATAGTTTTGTGGGCGGGGATGTAGCAGGTCTTAAACTTTTTTTAGATAGATGTGTGATAAAAGCAAAGAGTATGTAGATAAAATAATAATAAAATAAAATAAAAATAATAATAAATATTTTATAATAAATATTTATTATGTATAGTAGTTAAATGGACTTTCATGATGTCGAAACTATCGATTTAAATATAGACAATTATGAATTGAATGATTTACTGGATTTATTTCAATTGGATTATAATTTTAATGAAGACGATTTAAAACGCGCCAAGAAAGTGGTCTTGATGCTCCATCCGGATAAATCTGGTCTAGATAAAGAGTATTTCCTATTTTTCACGTCTGCTTATAGAGTCGTCTTGTCTGTTTATAATTTTAGAACAGGCAAAACCAAATCCACCGAGTATGTGGTAGAAAAAGATGAGGAGAAAGGTGTCCTCTTGGACAAATTTAAAAAGGATTCCAATTTTAATAAACTATTTAATGAACTCTTTGAACAAGCGAAAATTAAAGATGACGCTGAAGAATCTGGGTATGCGGATTGGTTAAAATCCGATGAAGACATGGATAATCGCAGCACCACCATGCAATCGATGAATGAAACATTTGAGAGGAAAAAGAAAGAATTACAAGCACTGGTACCGGTAAACGACTTGGCAGATTCCTATTTTAATAAAGGTGCCTGCGCGGACTTGACCGGCGAACGCCCCGACTATTATTCATCCGATGTTTTTGCAAAGTTGCCCTATGAAGATTTAAAACGGGCGCATGTAGAATCGGTTATACCGGTGACGCACGAGGATTATTTATCGCGACCGAAATTTAATAGCGTGGATGAAATGCGGCGCAATACCGATTATAATGATACGACACCGATGTCACTCGACCAGGCAAAAGACTATTTAAAACAACGCGACCAGGCACAGAATAAAAGCGATATGAACCGGGCGTATAAATTGGCAAAACAAGATGAAGTGTATGAGCAGGTGAATAAAAGTGTGATGAGTCGATTCAAGCTTTTGGGAAAAGCTTAGCAAAATCAACCTTTTGGGAAAAGGTTCAAGCGAAGCAGGTTGGACCAAAATCCACGCAACCTTTTGGGAAAATATTAAAGCGGAATTTTGGAATGGGTTTTGCCACGCTTTTTTCAAAAGCGGTTTTGCCACGCTTTTTTCAAAAGCGGTTTTACCACGCTTTTTTCAAAAGCGGTTTTGCCACGCTTTTTTCAAAAGCGGTTTTGCCACGCTTTTTTCAAAAGCGGTTTTGCCACGCTTTTTTCAAAAGCGGTTTTGCCACGCTTTTTTAACTTGTTTCACAGCAAAAGCGAAAGCGGAATTTTGGAAAGTGTTTTTGGTTCAACCTTTTTCTAAAAGGTTGCTTAAAGATAAAAGGATAAAATGATATAATTACACAAATGTCCGGTGCATTAATGCAAGTAGTAGGCAACGCTGGTATCCCTCACCGATTACATAATAATAGTGCGATGAATATAATATCCCACGAATGTACTTTTACGCCTATCCGATTTTCTACAAATAATTCATTTGCTATAACACGTTCTTGTGATGTCATTAAATCTATTTTTTTCAAATTCAAAATGGCGGCATTACCGGCGGGGTGGATCTATAAAAATAAATGGACGACCCATGCGTTTGAAAGCATTGAATTAAAAATTGGCGGGCAAAGCGTTTTAAAGTATGATAAAGAGCGAATGCGCTTAATGAACTTAATATTTCCTGACGATATGAGGGCAAATAGTCGGCACTTGACCTTTGATTATTCTTTAAGTGAAAGAATGGATATATCTTTAGAACCCCACGAAACAATGTTTGAATTTGATATTAAAGATGTGTTTGGTGAAAATGGCATACCCATGATAGCACTACGCTATAGCGATGTAAATGTTAATTTTACTTTAGGAAATTTTGCGGATTGTGTAGAATCTTATGGAGGCGATGATGTTCCTGCTCTTCCTGCTACTGATAATTATATTCTTGAATGCGTGCCGCAAAGTGTGGGAATATTTATGGCTCACGACCCACGTAGAGCGCTGGCACAAATGGATCACGCAATAAATATTATACACTATCAAGTTGGCACAATAATAGTGAATAATGATGAAACGTGTTTTAGGATAGGGGAAAATGGCATATGTTCTAGCGAGTATCTCCATATTACCAATGAAGATGGGAGCGAAATAGATGGACAAGTGCTCGATTCCATTGAAATATACTTAAATAGGCAATCTAGATTTAACCTTTCGGGATTTCAATCACGCCATTTTATGGCGGATTATTTACCTCATCCGGTAAGGGATAATTCCACTTCGCGAAACTTATATTATATCTCGCATTCTCCCCCGCCGCAATTCTCAACCATTCCTCTTGAACCTTTACCAACTTTAAATGTCTTCGGTCTAAATCTGGATAGAATTGATACTCACCATATGATATTGACCTATAATCCTCATATGCCTTTACCGCCGCGTATAAAAATTACAATAATGCGTCGCGTACATAATGTGTTTAGAATAGGCAACGGCACATCAGGCTATGGTGATGAATACAGGGATTGGTTAGATATAAGAACCGCCAATAGAAGAGAAGTGCGCAATGAAGTGCCTGCGCCTGTGCCTGTGCCTGTGCCTGTGCCCAGTGTAGCAGTCATTAGTGCTAATTCCATCTCTATATACACCTTTATAGCGTGTGATACTCTCATACCTATTCCGCCTGACGATACTATGTGTGTCATTACTTTAGAACCTATTTTAGAAAACACAGATGTCGTTCAGTGTCAGCAATGTAGAAAACTATCGATGCTGGAAGCGATGAATGAATGGTTCAATGTATCAAAAACTTGTCCTCATTGTCGGGCAAGTCAATCCGGTGTTGGTTTTATATCTGGTAAAGCATCGACGCCCAATTTAATAATGGTATAATATAATATAATGACACAAGAGTTGACACCCAATTTTATTAGTGAAGATATATTTAGGTTTATTCCATCGCAATTAAACATTATTGGTTGGGGGGTGCGCTCCAAGGCGGTCATGACCCGTTCCATGGTTAAAAATTATCCTACCTTGGTCTCTTGTAGAACCTGGCAGCTCGTCTATTTCGTGCTGTTCTACTATAATAAATACACGCATTATTCGTTTATCGAACGTCTGAAATCCTATATAGCATCTTATAGGGATATTAGTTTGTTAAAGTCGGGTAGCGAAATCGGTGCCGATTTTCAAAATATTTCCAACATTTTAAATTTTATTTTGGACAAACGCTATGCGAATCCGCTGTACACTATTGTGATTGATGCGAAAGTAAATAAGCGCACGGATGTACTACAGAAAATAACGACATTGGAAGAAATTTATCCTTTTATAGATAATAGTTTGGCAGTAAATATAATATGTTGTTGTCTTTACTCTGAAAGTCCGGATGACATGTACAGAGATGTTTATATTTTAGACCATTTTTTTAATATCATTTACCTGGATAATGTATTTTATATAAACTCTGCCTACGGATCCAGTTTTGTGCGAGTGCCACAATATTCTACTATTATAACCGCCGCGGAATTTAATTACTTTTGTAGTGCCTTGGCACATTTAAAAGAGGGTGATGCCATGGCACAACAAGTGATCCGCGATTTTTTTATCAAATATTTTCTCACGGGTAATCTGAGTTTACCGCGCCCCAGTGCGGACGATGATGACGATGACGATGATGACCGCCGTCAGCGCTCACGCCCAGTTGATATGATGTCGCCACAAGAAGGTATTCAAATGGAAATAACGCAATATATTAACTCGGGTAAACGTAATACATTAGGTGTAGGGTTTATTCCCAGTTATAATTCACTCGTTTCCAGTTCAATAGAATCCTTTTTAGCGCAGCAACCGCAGATGGGAGGTCGTCATAAAAAGACTAGAAAAACAAAAAAGACTAGAAAATCCAAAAAAACGAAAAGAAAATCGAGAAAATCCAAAAAATCGAGAAAAACTTAAAAATCTTATATATAATATATATAATGGTTGACATTTCAAAATTTTATAAATATATTCCCTATTTAATTATGATGATGGGAATGACTATACTCTATGATAAATTTAAACTGCACCAACAAACGGAAGAAACGATAGAGAGTTACGATATGGTACAGAAATTTCTACTCAACGATTCTAGTTTAGCAACAAATAAACCGATTCTTTGGATTCACAACACGTATGATATTAATGCCCGGCATTGGCAGAATTTCTATTCTCGCAATAGCACCGATTTAAATCAACCTTATATCATGCTCGTTATTAAATCTATCGTCGATAAAAATGGCGCTGATTGTAACATCTGTCTCATTGACGACGACTCTTTTCAAAAACTTATTCCCGACTGGGCCATTGATTTAAGCATGATTGCCGACCCTGTCAAAACAAAAATTCGCCAGTTGGCGTTGTCCAAATTGTTATTCATCTATGGCGGATTTCTCGTCCCCAGTTCTTTCATCTGTTTTCATCCGCTCAAACCGGTCTATGAACACGCCACCGCCAACGATAAAATGTTTGTCGGTGAACTGGTCGACCGCAACAGCACGTCTCAATACGTCAACTTTTTCGCCAATACCAAATTTATGGGGTGCGCGAAAGGCAACCCCGTGATGGAGCAGTACATCAGTTATATGGAAGCGCTGGTGTCGACCGACTACACGTCTGAAAGCGACTTTTTGGGTGCGTCCGGGCGGTGGTGTAACGACCAGGTGACGAAAGGCGCCATTTCTTTGCTGCCTTCAGCAATGTTGGGGGCGAAAGACAGCAAAGGAGCGGTGATCGGCATTGAACGCCTGATGAATAATAGTTTTGTAGAACTCTCGCCCACAGCAGTCGGTCTCTATGTGCCTGCCGACGATATTGTGAAACGGACCAACTATCAGTGGTTTGCCCGCATGTCCGCTAAACAAGTGCTGGAATCGGATACGATGGTTGGCAAGTATTTGGTCCAGTATAGTGGTGTGTAAAAATAACAATAAAAAAATAAATATATATAAATATATATATTTATATATATTTATATCACTGATACGCAAAACTATAGAATCGCTCTACAATATATACGCCGCCGGTATGCGCACATTGTATTGCTTGGCAATTTCATTCTTTAAACAATTAAATTCAATCGTGAAATCGAAATTTTTATTCTGAAAGTCTACTAAACGCCCGTCGTGAAAACGAAATTTAAATGTGAGACGAGCAATACGCTCAATCGGTGGGTCGTATTGAACTAGGTTTTGTAAAAAAATGGTGCGGGCATCTTGTTCGATCGTGTTGCCTTTAATGGGTATCTTGGCAAAGGCGGAATTGACCTTACCACTATAGGCGTTATTGTCATACATTTGACATGAACTTTTATTATAGGGGTAAAGTTCATCGTAAGAATTATATTTATCGACTTCCATGTAAATACAGGTTTCGCCGGATATATTCGCAGTAAACGGAGCAGTATAAGATTTGGTAAGTGGGTCTGTATATGTAGAATATAATTTTTTTTCAAATCCTAAATAATAGGGCAACCCCCAATTGGCATATTGGTTCCACATGACTGGATTATTTGTACAACTCGTATCATATATCACTTGTTTAATAAAATTTAAACTGAAATCAGTAGTTGAATTGCTTATCGTGTATTTTTGCGTGCTCACATTATAGGATACATCAAACCCTGATCCAATGGTAGTATTTAATTGATGGGTTAATTCGGTTGCCAAATTAATGGGCGTATATAAACCACTTTGTATCGGTCCACAGAGCGATGCGTCTGTTCCATTATAGGATAAATACATTTGGGTATTCTGATAATCATTACTAAAGACATAATAATTGCCTGGAAAATCACATTGAACGAGTCGCAACGATTGAACATTGTACATTGTTTCCGGCAAGAGAATTTCGAAAAAATTAGAATTGTGCCACTTGGTTATATCTCGATCGGTCGAATGGATTGACAAGAGTCGCCGATCTAAAACAAAGTTTTGTTCTCTGTTTATTAAAGGTTTGGACATGCCCAAATTATAGGAAACACTGCTCATTATATATATAAAAATATATATAATGTTTTTAGGTGATGAACGATTTATATAAAATATTATTATGAATGAAATGGTTTATGATTATATTGAATATATTAATTCATTATAACTTAAATCAAAATATAATGCTTTGTATCGTGTAAGGTTTGCAAGTATCGCACCATTTCCAACACCTCTAACAGGATTAATGAAACACGCGCCGGTGACACCTGTTGCGCCTGTAAATGGTGCTCCTGTAGCATTTAAAACAATCGAGTTAGCAGATTGACTTGGATTACCCGCTAGATAACCAATAGCAATGGCAGATGTTCCTTGTGAAACAGCTGAAGCATTATAACCAATCGCAATACCTTGACTTGTTTGAGTATTATAATTTCCAGAACCAATTGAAATATTATAACTAGAATCCATACGTATCGATGCTAGTGGTGTTAATACATTATTTGGATCCATTTGTAAATTTAAATAGTTCCCATTTCTCCCTATTGAGGTCGGAGTATAAGTAAATACTCCGTCGCCAGTTACACCACCAGGGGTACTTCCACTAGCATCTCGATAATATAATACTGTTCCGCATGCTCCTGTAAATTTAAAATCTGCTCCTGTAACCCCTACGGCGCCTGTGGGGCCTGTCGGACCTGCGGCGCCTGTTGCGCCTGTTACTCCTTGACTACCTGTAGCACCTGTCACTCCTTGACTACCTGTAGCACCTGTCACTCCTTGACTACCTGTAGCACCAGTCACTCCTTGACTACCTGTAGCACCTGTCACTCCTTGACTACCTGTAGCACCTGTCACTCCTTGACTACCTGTAGCACCTGTCACTCCTTGACTACCTGTAGCACCTGTAGCACCTGT